GCTGCTGAATGTTATGATTCAATTGTTGCTTATGCTCAACATTATTCGCACCCCGGCACTATCGTTGTCATTAAATGTTTTACTCCGGCTGATGTCACACCGAGTGAGTACATGTCTATTGCCCGATTAGCTACTCACTTTCGTGAGTTCTGTTTCACCCGTCTTCATAACTCGGGTGAGTTGAATCACGAGATTTATTTTATTGGTCGTTATCCCTGTGCACCCGCCGTTCTATCTGCTGACGAAGATCGTATCATTCGTACAGTTTTCACCAGAATTGAAATAGCTCGTAGATCCGCTGTCGCAACTTTTCTCGATTACGGGCTGCCGAATATGTTCGCCGAAGCTGAAACTCGTGTCAAACGATTCAACTACAAACTTAAGACTACTCTTGATGATTGTGAACGATTTACACGCGCCTTTGTTGCGGACACGCCTGTTTCAATACGTGATAAAGTTGCTCGGGCCGTTAATATTCCAATCCGACTTGAAGTTGATGTTATATTCGCTATTGGTGTTCCTGGTGCCGGTAAGTCTCATATCGTAGGTGAGCTTAAAAATCCTTTGATCGTCGTACCTACAAACGACCTTCGTGATCAATATCGTGCCAAAGGTTATAAAAATGTATACACCTTTCATGCGGTGTTTAGTTGTTCCTCACGTGGTTTGACGCTCGTTATTGATGAATGCTTCACTTACTGGCAACCATACATCCATTTGTTAATTTCGCACTTGATGCCTTCTTCCACTTATCTTTTGGGTGACCCGTTACAAATTTCGGCGATCGATTTTTCCGAAGAGAAGAATTACAATGGTATGCCGCGTCTCCGAGTCGATTATGACCTGAAGGATTTCAACAATGTAAGTCACACGCTTCCTCATGACTGTGCACTTATATTACGTGGTATTGGTTATCCGACTATCCAAACTTGTTCGAGTGTCTCAACCAGTATTGTATTTTACCACAAAGATTGGGATTTTATTCCAACATTACTTCAGTGGTATCCGAAAGCACAAGTCATTGTAGGTAATCAGACGACCGCTAACCAGCTCGAACAATTCCGTGCGCGTACCATTCATGAGATGTTAGGTGGACGTGCCCCCGTTGTCATCTTTTATGTTGATGACCTCGCACTGAATTCGGTTCTTAAAGATAGTGTTGCGCACATTCGTGTTGTTCTATCGCGTCACACTGATAAGATCATATTTATTGGACAAACCACGCCAATGAAAAGATATATTGACTTCATCGGTTCGAATATCGAGATTAATCTTGAACGTTTCGGTGTCGTTCTTCGGGATGCCGATGTTCCTGTCACTGAATTGCAGCGTGCAACATATAAGCACGGGTATTTACCTTTGGTTCGCATTGATACGCCTCTTCATTTTGATGACGTACCTCTTTCTGTTGTTCAACCAATTCTTGAAAAATGCCTTTATCGTAAAAATGTTGGATCTTCTGATTTTGCTGCTTTGATCAACATGAACATTCGTCACCATGGCGCCGGTCGATTAGTTATCAAATTTAATAAATTTCTTGAGAAAATGCGATCGACTAACATTCGTGGTTTTACTGTGACAGAATCTTCTTATGCACGTCGTCAATTTCCCACCACAGCGTTTGCGTTGCAATGCATTTCTGATCGTTACACCAAACCTGTGCCTCACACGTCTGACAATCAATTACTCGACGATGTTGTGCAATTAGTTGAAGGTGTGACCAGGTTTTGTCAAGATTTCACCGACGCCAACTTTCCGCCGTTTACGGTTGAAGATGAGTTCACGAATTGTGTTCTGTCAAAGTTGTCGCCAAAAGCTTTGTCAGTTGTCGCACGCATGCGTGCAATGGCTTTAGTTGACGGTGTTCTCGATTACCACATCTCTGAATATTTTCGAGCGCTTGACGCCAAATGTATGCCTCGCGAACAGTACGACACATTACTGCAAGATACACGTGATTTCTGGATATCTTTCTTCCCAAAGCGTCAAGTAAAACCGCAAGTCAAAGATGGTTATGATGCTGTTGATAAAGCCGGGCAAGGTATATCGGCTTATCCTAAACCAGTTAATATGCTTTACGCAGGTTTTGGGCGTATGTTATCACAGTTTTTGAAAAACATACTGTTACCTCAAGTTATTTTCGCATCGAACATGCCGGAGTCTGAAATTGGATCTTATGTCGCAAATGCCTACCAGCGATCTGATGTCCCTTTTGACCAGTTAGTACGGGCTTGTGCCGACTTTACTGAGTTTGATAGTACACAAGCAAAAATGGCTCTCATGTTTATGTCCTTCTGGTATGCGATCTTAGGCATGCCTGTCGTCATGCTTACCCGATATCGCGATCATACATCTAAGTGGACGCTCTCCGACGATGTCGTCAAACTTATCCAAAATTTCATGATGCATTCTGGTTCGTTTGAAACGCTTGTCCGCAACTCTTGGTACAATCTTGCTAATCTGGGTTGCATCTACCAATGGCGTGAACTTGTTCTTGTCCTTGTCAAAGGTGATGATAGTGATCTTGAAGGCACAGAAATTGCATTTGTGCCAGGTCTTTGGCTTGAGGAACATGGACTCAAGATCAAAAATGAGAGTCCGTGTTGCGCCGAGTTTGCTGGTAAATTTGTTACACCATTCGGATATTTTCCAGACCCTTTTCGTCGCCTTGTTAAATTTGCCACAACGGTGTTTAAGTCGCGTAGTCATTATGAGGATAGTATACTGTCGCTGCGTTCTGATATTGAATGTATAACCGATCAAAACGCTTTAACACTTGGGTGTAAATTATCGGCCGATTATTACGCTGAGGCTGGTAATCTTGCTAATCCTCCAACTGCAAACGAAATGTTTATTATGCTATCTTATCTTAATGGCTGTGCAAAAGATGATGGTGGTTTCGACAAACTTCATTTGTTCGATCAAGCGATGCTTCACGTTAATACTAATGAAGCATAACCACAGTCTATTTCTATTATTATCATTACCATTATTCATCTTTCTTTGTTTTCTTTTGTTTTAGTTAGTGTTTTTCTTTCATTATGGTTATTTCTACACGATTAACAACTGTATCATCCCGTCCAAATCGTCTCGTTCGAACAACGGTAGTTAAACGTCAACCTCGTCGTCAACGTGTTGTGCTCTCACGTCCGGCTACCAATCGTGCAAAGCTGGTCCAGAATAAAGTGCGTCGACTTCGTCGGCGTATTAACCGCCCGGTTATTGCGCGACCGATGCCTTTGATGAGTCAGAATATTGCTTCTTCAAACAATGTTCGACGGCCTCGACCTGTTCGCGGTCCTCCTATGACTCAAGCCGGTTTGAATTTTCTTAAGTGTGCATTCGCACCGCCTGATTTTTCCGCTACGCAAGTACAAGGGGTCCCAGATGATTTTCGTGGTGTTTCCTTGCTGAAAAAGCATCGTTACATCTCATCGTTGACTCTTGCTGCCAATCAAGATGCTTACATCTTGTTGGCCCCTGTTCCAGGTATATCATATTTTCTTTTGACGACTGCCGCTGGCGTTGCACCTACTGCTGCCTCGACCTTTTACGCTCAACCTTATTCAGATTTTTCGAGCTTATTTCCAACAACGGGACGTGCTACTGCTAACGTTTCTTCTTTCCGTATGATTTCTAACCACTTAGAGTTAATCTGCACGACAAATCAAATGACCTGGAGTGGTTCAATCTCGACTTACAAAATCCCAGCTCAGATGCTTCAACGAGCCGGTAGTGCCAGCAGTTTGAACGATCTTGCCACCATCACAGGGTTGGAATCGATCGTTTCATCTTCCGCCAATATGTACAACTCTTCATTTATGGAGGGTGTTTTCGTTGGCGCGTACAACTCTGGTCCTGACTTTGATTTCTCAAACATCATCGAGAATTTGACCAATCTTCCGCCTTCCGTCGGTGTTGATGATTGGGGTCAATTGCTCGGTAACACAGGTTTCATTACTGGTTTTGATAACTGTTTTGAGACGGTGTTGATCAAGGTCAGCGGTGTGACTGCCTCACAGACCGCTGTGATCAAAACTTGGGCTTGCGTCGAATATAAGCCGCAAGCCAATACGATGGTGTATGAGTTTTCTTCTGCTTCGCCACCACTTGATTTGACAGCCCTTCGACTCTATCGTGAAATCGTACTCAGTCTACCAATTGCAGTACCGTTTTCGCAGAATGCTTCTTTTTGGCAACGTGTCCTTTCAATTATTCGATCTATTTCTGCCGCCGGTTCGTTCATTCCTGGGCCAGCTGGTGCTATATCCTCAGGTGTTAACATGATCGCCAACGGGGTTGGTGATATGATGTTGTAACACCTCATCTATGGGCTATTTTCTATTTAAAATCGATGCCAACTTGTCCTTACTGTCATATCGTTTCTTCAACTCGTCGTCAACATGTCTTGCATTTGGAACAAAATCACGAATCGCTCCACAAAAATTGTATTGCCCGCAGCCGAACTCAACCGGTTAGCGTCACTTCTGGGAATCCGCCCGTCGGCGTTGACACAGTTATTGGATCTACTCCAATCGAACACTTGTCAACACCACAAGAGTGTGTGCCGATCGTCCCGTGGGTTGTTTATTGCACCGTGTGCATTTCATACGAATCAAAATGGGTTCAAGCTCCTCAAAGCATGGAACTCCATCGTCGCTGCGCGCAGTGTGCGAACAACCGATACAACGACTACCGATGCACAGAGGAGTGCACTAATGCAGGCAATACTGTCCTATATTGTCGAGGAGGTGTTTGTTGGTATCCGCACCCTAACGTCGGATGCGATGACCGAATCTTTGACTGGGGCTGCCGGGGCCGGGTTGGCAATGTCTATTGCGAAGGACATATTCCCATCCTTTGTCCCGTTCCCGATGAATGGCTCCAAGCTCATTTTTCTCAAGCTTCGATCCCTCCCAGTTTCTCAACACGCCTCCCCCCCCCAAGGATCTCCACCGTCGAGCCCGTGATTTCTTGTGGTGCTATTCAATCGATTCGTCCCAAAATCGATTGAAGTTTGATAGTTGACGTGTCGGCGTCAGCTTATCTTCTTTTGTTTGGCATTGATTTCTTTTCTTTTCTTTTCTTTTTGTGCTGTTTGTATTTGTCGAAAACGTCATAAATTTAAAAACTGTTGCTGGACCCCAGTTCGCGTAAGTCCGGACAGTCAAATAAAAATGTGTGTGGAATCTTTTATTCGTTTTCGGTTCCTTCTTTTCTTTCCCCCACATGCCATGTTCATTCGGTTTGTGGTCCTCTTTTGGGTTTTCCGGCCGACACCGGTTTTATCCCTCCTGGCTTTCTTCTAATTATTTACCATCTTATCTATTTATTG